TTCCATCTCTCCTCGGCAGCACCGTAAAAGCGGTGCTCCGGAGGGGTATAGTCCCAACTCGAACAATACCTCCTCCTTACCTTGGTTAAGTCACGCTTAGAGCGTAATGCGACTCTTCCAAGCCTAAGCATACCAGCGACGGCCGCGAGGCAAACAACATCCGGGTTCTTTGCAAGCAATTCCGAACCCTTATAAGCCTTTGCGGGCCTTATTCCTTTGGAGACGTCAAAAGAACGTGGCTCTCGCACCAGACATCGATATTGAACTCGATGCCAGCGGTCGAACTTACGTGTCTCAAGACTCCTATATGGTACTTTAACTCCACTATCGTCAGACTCCGAGAGGGGAACCAGAAGTTTTGGTAGCCTCTTTTGTAGTGCTCCGATAGTATTGCAAAGTAGTATTCCATGTAGGGCACTCCAGCGGTTTAAGCGGTTGATCGCTGAGTAACGGTCGTGATCGTTTGAAAGGCTCTTTATGTAAACCCCTCGCACGTTTTGACCTTGATAGAAGTCAAGGCCACACGACTCACGAAAAGTCCCGATGTTGAAGGACTTGTCTACGTTCACCTTGAAGCCACAACGATTTATCACGCGGCAAACGAGGTCATAAGCCTCGCTCACTACGATGATATCATCGCCATTAACGGCGAAGTTGCCAAGGTTATGCCCATAGGGCCGCAGGAATTTAATCCCTAAAGCCCTATAGACACCGTAGACGATTGCCGTAAAGAGGATCGTTTGTAAAGGGAACGTAAAAGCATTCCCCATACTTGAGATCATATGCAACTCAATCTTCCGTCCATCTGGAAGGATGGTATAGCGACAGGCCGTACGTAAGAGAATATTCAAAACGTCTCTAGGTAAGGCCCACCGCACGAAAGAGAGAGAGATGGTGTCGCTTGCGCTGGATAGGTCGATAGTACCAAACCTCCCAGTCTGCGAGCCAATCCGAGCCAGTTCACGGTTCTTGGTCTGCTGGGTTGACAGGTCTATGAAACATACCTGTTTAAGCCTACTTTCCAGTACCCGTTGAATTCCCTTCTGAAATAGCATATTCAGAACAGGCTCAGTGCATATCGTACGGCTAATCTTCGACGTCTTAGGAACAAAACTAAGGCGGCTCCCTTGTACGACAGCGGTACCCCGCATTGCATGGCGCATGTGTTCCACTTGCGCCCATACTGGCTGGGTCCGGACGTATTCACCGAAGATATGGTGAAGTAAAGGATCAGATGATGCCATATCGGAGCTTCCGAGTTTTGACATGAAGTCAGTCTCGTAGGAACCAATATTGGCACCGGAGCCAAAGCCAAAGCCTGACCTAATCGAACTCCAGGTAAGGACTGACTCAGCGTCAGTCTGATCCCGGAGATAGAAAAAGTCATAGACGAAGTTCTTCACCTCGCCTAAAGCAATGGCTTCAATCTCCCAGAGCTTGGATTCTTCAGGGAACGTACCTTTGCACTTCTCGTTACATTCTAAGAAGAGCTCAAGTGCGGCAGCGTC